CAATATCCAACTTTATTAACTACACAGGTAATACAGCAGCTTGAAAATACAGTTGGTAACCCAAACAATTTTGACATAAATCAAGCAGTTTCAATATTAAAGTCTTACCCACTAAACAAAGTTATAGGTTGTTTGTTTGCTCAGGGTGTAGATATACCTCAAATGGAACAACTTGAGGTTGGTAGAGACAAAGTTTTTGGGGACAAACAAAGAGGCTTTATCCCCGGGTTGATTTCAAACGGAAGAGAACCATTTCAAAATCTAACAATTCAGTTTAGAGAAACCAACACCAGTTTTGTAGATTTTGTAATAAGACCTTGGACCATTCTTGCAGAAAATTTTGGTATGGTCGCTAGACCTGATGGTGATGAAAGAAATGTTTCAACAACAATTACAATTTTACAATTTACAAGAACATATCAAAAAATTTCTCAGATTCCAAGAAAGATGTGGACGTTTTATAATTGTATGCCTATACAACTTGATAATAAAAATTTAACTTACGATCAAGAAGCTTTAGAAATTAATTCTACACAATGGGCTTTTTCTAATTATACGGTAGCTAATAATTTATACTTGCCTTTACCTGATATAATCAATAAGATAAAAGATAAAGGATTTAAGTCTCTTATTCCAAGAATATCTCCTTTTCAAACTGGAGGTTTTTAATTTTTGTCTTTAATATTTTGTGTTTACTTTTAATGTAAATATCACAGGAAGTAGAACAGTCGATTGTAAAGAATTTACTAATGGTCATTTTAAGACACTACTTAAGTTAAATGAAAACAATGATGATGTTGCTCTTTCAAAACATTTTGAAAAAATAGTAAATGATTTAGTTATTACAAAAACTAAACTTAATTATGTAGATAAACTTATAATCTTATTAAAACTTCGTGAAGTTTGTATTAAGAAAACTCTTGAAATAGTAAGTGAAGGTACCAATAGTACGGTAAGTATGAAATTTCTAATCGATAAAATTTTAGAAAACTACAATGACAAAACCGAAAAAATTTACTTTGAAGATAATGATATAGAAATAGAAATTGGTTTTCCTCTTACAATAAGAAATATAGATAATGTATACGATAAAATTCATTCTATAAAAATAGGCGATTATAAAACTGATCTACATTCTCTATCTGAAGAAGAAAAGGATAAAATTTTAGAACAAATACCAAGTTCATACGCGAAAGTTTTAGTAAAAAAATTTAAAAACATACAACAAAAACCTTCTTTACTTTTTAAGTATCAATCTGGGAAAGAACAAAGAGATTATTATTGTACTTTTGAACAAGAGCAAAATTTTTCAATGTTAAAACTATGCTACGGAGATTCATTAAAAAACTTTTACTACATGGAATACATATGTTGTTCTAAACTACATATTGGTTTATCAGATTTTTTAGATAGGATGACCCCAGTAGAATCAAAGATGCATTTTGATGAGTTAATAAAAGAACATAATTCCAAAAATCAACCAAAAAATCAAAATCAAATGCCTTCTGCTGGATTAGGCGTTGGTAGGTAATAAATGATTGTATGGCACTTAATGCAGAAGAAATTAATAAAATTAATACAATGTTCAAGCAGATCGATGAAAAGGATATCTCGATCAATAATCTCAATACTCAGTTAGAAACAGCTCAAGCTACAGTCAATTTTCTTTCAAATGCTTTAGAAGAATATAAAACTACTGTTACTGAACTTAACAATAAGGTGGATCTTATCTTAGAAGCAGTAACTAAAAAGGCTCCAGCTCCAGTTAAAAAGACAGCGGCAAAGAAGTAATAAATACTTTAATGCCTGATGAACACTTAACTGTTGATAAACGAGATGACTATACTTTAAAAACAATTGATATTAATTCTGGTGCTATTAAAAATGTTCGTCAGGTAGGTGGAAAAATAATTCAAGGACCTGTATTGACAGGTGATAAGGTTTCAATTACTATAGAAACCCCAACAGGTAAAAGAGGAAAAGTTTTTAAATTACCTAGTTTAATTCTTCATAAAGAATACCCAGCATAACTTGAACTGCAAGGTATTTTTATTATAATAAAATTTATGAATTTATTGTCTTCATCTCTTAGAGAACAGGAATTGTCTTTATCAGACTTTTCTTTACCAAAAGAATATTTTACTAATTATTCATTTCTGTTTTATGGGTTTGAACTAAAAAGTAAGTATGACGAAGATAGGCTACATATTAATAAAAAATTAAATCCAATTAAATTTGCCCATTTTGTTCAAACTCCCAAAGGTGTAGAGATCAAATATTTTTACGGGGTATTACCAAAACCAAACAAAAAATTTAACAGTTTAGCTAAAAAATTATCCTTTGCATCACATAAGCAAGAATTTGTGCTCAGCTTTAATAATTATAGACATATGATGAGTGAGTACGAGGTTGAAACGGAAAATAGCTATGGTAAATATTCGGTAGGTGTATATCCTTTTGATACCTTGTCAGACCTATCAACAACTAAATTTAACGATATTTCAATGTTTTATGAAGCAAATGTACCCACGTTTCAGAAAGTTGCTGGTCTTACACCATATGTAGTTTGTGATACGAGCAACTTAGTAAAGAAAATTTTGGGAGACAAATAATGGACGTAAGTGTAAAAAAGAGAAACGGCGAAATAGAAGGCTTTAATGCTAATAAGATTCATGAAGTCCTGTACTGGGCAACAAAAGATATTAAGGGTGTAAATATAAGCGACATTGAGCTTAATACCAAACTTCAAGTTTATGACGGCATAACTTCGAAACGATTACACGAAACGTTAATACAAGCTGCAGCTGATTTAATTGCAGAAGACACACCTAATTATCAACAAGTAGCAGGTAACCTTTTAAATTATTATTTACGTAAAGAAGTTTTCGGTGTGTCAGATAATATGCCGCCTCTGATTGATGTAATAAAAAGCAATATAAAAGCAAAAGTTTACGATAAAGAAATTCTTAAGATGTATTCTGAAGAAGAAATAGATCATTTAGATAATTTTATCAAACACAACCGTGATTATCTTTTTGTTTATGCAGCTTTACAACAATTAGCAGACAAATATCTCTTAAAGGATAGGCACACAGGTAAAATTTATGAAACACCTCAATACATGTACATTGTCATGGCTATGGTGTTGTTTAGTAATTACGATAAAAGTAAAAGACTAAAACAAATCAAATCTTTTTATAACGATGTTAGTACATTTAAAATATCATTGCCAACTCCAGTCATGGCTGGTGTGCGAACCCCTTCGAGACAATATAGCTCCTGCACTCTCATTGATGTTGGTGACTCTTTAAAATCTATATTTCATTCTAATACTGCTGTTGGGTATTATACAGCTAACAGAGCAGGTATCGGTTTAAACTTTGGAAGAATTAGACCAGTAGGGGCGAGAATTAATAACGGCGCAGTTATACATACAGGGGTTATTCCTTTCTTAAAAATGTTTGAAGCTACAACAAAAAGTTGTACTCAAAATGGTGTAAGAGGTGGTTCGTCTACAACTCACTTTCCCTTTTGGCATAAAGAGATTCAAGAAATTTTGGTACTAAAAAACAATAGAGGTACTGATGATAATCGTGTACGTAAAATGGATTATTCAATTCAGTTTAATCGATTGTTTTATAAACGTTTTGTAGAAGATAAACCTATTACACTTTTTAATCCTAATGAAGTGCAAGACTTATATGATGCATTTATTAGTGATACAACAGAATTTGAAAAACTTTACGAAGAGTATGAGAATAGTCGTAAAGTTCAAAAGATGAAAATACCTGCTCGCAAATTGTTTATGCAATTTTGTCAAGAGCGTATTGAAACTGGGCGTATGTATGTAATGAATATGGACCATGTTAATGATCATAGTTCTTTTCTAGACCCGATATGTATGTCTAATTTGTGTCAAGAGATTACACTACCAACTACCCCAATAACTCATATAGACGGTGCCGAAAGCGGTGAAATTGCATTGTGTGTTTTATCTGCAATTAACGTAGGGCAAATAAAGAAGCTGAGTGATCTAGAAGGTGTTTGTGATAATATTGTTAGAGCTTTAGACTACGTTATAGAGAATCAAGACTACCCGGTGGATCCTGCGTTGAATATGAAGAAGAGACGTAGTATAGGGGTAGGGATCACTAATTTTGCATATTATTTAGCCAAGAATAACGTTGGATATTCCGATGCTGCAGCTTTAGAAATTACGGACGAGCTATGTGAGAGTATACAATTTTATTTACTGAAAGCATCCGTTAATCTCGCTAAAGAGAGAGGTAAGTGCGAGTGGTTTGATAGAACTAAGTACAGTAAGGGAATATTGCCTATCGATACATACTGCAAAGAGGTGGATAATGTATGCAAACGTAAGCTTTCTCATGACTGGGAAACGTTAAGAAAAGACATTATTGAGCATGGATTAAGAAATAGTACACTCACTGCTTTGATGCCTTGTGAAAGTTCATCTCTTGTAACTAACTCTACTAATGGTATTGAACCTCCAAGAAGCTTGGTTACTGTTAAAAAGTCTAAACAAGGGCTTATTCCTCAAGTAGTACCGGAAATATTAAGGTTAAAGAACAAATATACTTTAGCTTATGAGATGGACGATAATAAAGGTTATATAAACCTTTGTGCAGTAATGCAAAAGTACTTTGATCAAGCTATATCAGCTAATCATTATTATAATTTTGCTAATTTTGAAGAAGGAAACTTACCAATGTCTATTGTAGCTAAAGATATTCTTTATTCTTATAAAATGGGTCTTAAGACACTTTACTATGCTAATACCGACGACGGTAAATCGGATACGACTGAAAATGAACAAGATAACGATTGCGCAGGAGGAGCTTGTAAACTGTAGTTGAACGCGAAAGTTAAATAATATAATAAGTTCAATGAGTATTATTAATAAGAATAACGTAGATACTACAAAACAACCATTATTTTTTGGAGAAGGGCTTAATCTTCAGAGGTACGATCGTCAACGATATAAAAAATTATACGATCTATTTTTGCAACATTTGAGTTTTTTCTGGAGACCTGAAGAGGTAGATTTATCAGGTAAAGAAAAAAACGATTACGATACTCTTACTGATCATCAAAAATTTATCTTTACTAAAAATTTAGGGTATCAAATACTTTTAGACTCTGTTCAATCAAGAGGCATCAGTCATTTGTTAGATGATTGTAGTAATCCTGAACTTGAAGCATTTGCTAAAACGTGGGAGTTTTTCGAAACGTTGCATAGTTATTCTTATACATATATTATTAAGAACGTTTACCCTAATCCTTCAGATGTATTTGATAATATTCTTACTGATCCTGAAATTATTAAACGTACTTCATCAGTAACAAAATATTATGATGATCTTATTGAAAAGATACCCGAAGATAGTCTTGATGATAAAAAGAAAAAACTTTATCTTACCTTAGTTAGTATTAATATTCTCGAAGGTATTCGATTTTATGTGTCGTTTGCATGCTCATATTGTTTTGCTCAAAACAAAACTATGGAAGGTAATGCAAAAATTATTTCTCTTATCAATAGAGATGAAAATTTACATTTAGCTGCTACTCAAAACATTCTTAAGTATCTGAGAGATAATAAAGACGAGGGATTTCAACATATCGTTAAAGAATGTGAACCTGTTGTAGAAAAAATGTTTAAAGATGCAGCAGAAGAAGAAATGGAATGGGCAAAATATTTGTTTAAAGACGGTTCAATGTTAGGGCTTAATGATGAAATCCTTATTCAGTATATGAAACATTTATGTAATCGTCGCACACGGGCTTTGGGTATTAAAAACGTTTTCGAAGAGACTCAAAACCCTATTAAATGGATCAAAAACTGGACAGAAAGCAAACACGTACAAGTAGCTCCTCAAGAAACACAGATTGAAACTTACAAGGTGGGTTCATTTAAACAGGATACTTCTGAAACTGACTTCTCTGATTTTAGTTTTTGATGAAACCTTCGATAACATTATTTTATTACGACAACTGTGTAGGGGAAAGAAAAGATGCTCAATTAATATGCGACGCTCTTACAAATCATTTTGATATATATCTAAATGACGAACAAAATAATGTACAAAATGTTTTTATAAACGGTGAAAAAAAGTACCACGATTTAGTTTCAAGTTCTAAAATTTATATTTGCAATAATTTTTATGCTAGTTTTGAAGACGTTACTTCGGTACTAATATGTAATGAAGAATGGATTTCAAAAACACATTTAAAAATAATTCCTGATTTCGATTTCGTTATAGTAAAGTCTGATTACGCAAAAAAAATGCTTGAAAATTATAATGATAACGTAGTAGTTTTGCCTTTTTGGTCTCAAGATAGATTTGATAGTGACATTAAAGAAGAAAATCAGGTGTTCCACTTAGCTGGAAGAAGCATACAAAAAGGAACGGAGCTTTTAATAGACATCCCCGGGGTATATGTACAAGACGCTACAGAAAGATTTAAAGAAGATACAAATTTAAAATGCAATTATCATGGATACTTTTTAAGTGATAAAGATATCGATCTTCTTTACAATAAAAGCAATCTTCATTTATGTCCTTCAATTTATGAAGGGCACGGTCACTATATGTACGAAGCATTAACTTGTGGTAAAAAACCTATAGTAACCAAAATACCAGTATGGTATGAATATCTTCCAGATGAAGTTGTGACTTATCTTGATGTAGAAAAAACTAAATCAAAAAATAATTTTGATTTCTTCAGCGAGAAATATAAAAATGAAATGGTTTTTAGAGAAGGGTTTATTTTTGATAAAAATCAATTATTAAATCAAATAGAAAATAATATTGATACAAAATTTAATCCAGAAATAAGAAAATTTGCCTTGGAGTTATTCGATAAGAGAAAAAAAGACTTCCTAAACTTTTTTCTTGATTTACTGTAACGGAGTACTTATAATTGTATCAAATGGAAATTGATTACCAATATCATAATTGCACCACGAGAGCTTCTTTTGTAGAGCAAATGAAAAAGTTAAGTGGTTGGGAAAGAACGTATTGCGAAAAAGATATTTTACCTTATTGGGATAAAAACGATTGGTGGGATTATGAACAACGTACTAATATTATTATGAAAGTTTCCGATGCAGGAGCAGGTGATGTGGTAGCTGGTCTTGCATATACTTATATAAATGATAAACTACACGTTAAAAGACTTTTTACAAGTGAAGCTTACAGAAGACAAGGACATGCTCACGATTTGCTTAAAACTGCTTGGCGTTTTACTTGGAATTATGCAAGGCATTTAAGAATGTTTTGCGATGCGGATGCAATTCCTTTTTATGAAAAATTGGGATTTAAAATGCTCGACATAAACGAAAAAGGGTATGGATATGTTCTTCAACCTATGCTATTTCGTGACATGGATTTTACTCTTGAAATTTGCAACAAACATCTTAAAGATGTAAAAGTTTTAGATCAACAAGATATAGATTGGATGGAATTTGACCTTTGTATGGACCGTAACATAGATAAGGTCCCGATAACCTCCCTCGTTGAATAAGAATAAGATAAGTCAATTTTTTTGTACGACTTTCTATAAATAAAAAATAACGAAGGAGCATAAACCTATAGGTTCAAGGCGGCGGGTTGGTGGGAATAAAAAACTTGATTTCTTACGGGTTTATACTTAAATATTGTTGTCATGAATAACTTATTAACTAAATTGACAACAAGTCCGAGGGCGGGACGGTACAGCCCCCTATTCGAAATTTTTAATGATTTCGATAATGCATTCTTTGCTCCTGAAAACTTTTCGAATGATAATATTCGTTTCAATGAAACGGATAAACAACTTCATGTCGAAATTGATTTACCTGGTGTAAAGAAAGAAGACCTTAAGGTCACTTACAATGAAGATACAAACTTAGCTTACGTTAAAGCTAAGAGAAATATTACCACTAAAACCGGAACAACTGAAGAAACATTTACAAGATCGTTTCGAATTGATACCGGTGATTATGAAGGAACAAAGGTTTCATCTAAGTTGTCTGATGGTGTGTTAGTTTTGACTGTACCAAGAAAGGTACAAAAAGAACATACGGTCATCGATGTAAAGGTTGACTAATAAAGGTACACAAGGCGGTCTTTAGGGGCCGCCTTTTTCTATGGATTTTTGTAGAAAATATCTTATAATATTAGTATGATCGACACCATATGTACGGTAGTAGAAGAAGTGGAAAGTTATTCTCCCCCTGGCTGTGCTTCTACATTAACTCGAAATTTTACACCCGATCATTACATAACAGGAATTAAAACTTTATGTGATTTACATAAACCTATTATTGTTTATTGTAAACCGGAAGTCGAAAAAATGATTTGCGAAGTTTTAAACGATAAAGTTGATAGGTTACCGATTTTTAAAAATTTATCTTCCAAGGATATAAACCCTTATTATGACCAAATATTTGAATTTAGTAAGAAAATAGTAGATAAAAACCCCACAGGGGTGTTCTGTTGGAACCCTATGCTTACAACTGCAAAATACTTTTTTATGCTTGATTGTATGTCAAAAGATACAAAAAAGGTTTTATGGGTAGACGCCGGTCTTTCTAACGAATCCTATGTTCCTGAAGATAAGGGTGGTACATGGCATAATTATAAACAGCAAGATTGGAAAAAATTGTACCCACATAATGATGAAGCAATTTTTAATCCTGAACTTGGAAAAAGACTTTTTAATATACTTGAAATAACTGATGGGTTTGTTACTGGAATACCATATGTAGGTTTAGAACAAGCACAGTTTATTGAAAAGCATCGCAATAAAAGAATTCCTTATTGGTCTGCATCACCTGCAATGATTGGTTTTGTTAGAGAAAAATTAGAACGTATTAAAAAAAGCTATATTGAAGCTTTAGAACTGTATATTTCTAATTACGATAGGATTTTTACCGATATAGAAATTTTTACTTATCTTAATTCGTATTTTAACTTTAGTAAGTTCGTTTTCGAAAAATTTGACCCCACGACCGAAAAAGGTACCATATACGATACCATAAAAAACAACATTAAACATGACAAAATACGCTTTAATCATACCTTCATTCGAAAATAATATTGGCTATAAAATGGCTGCTGTAAATACATTTTTACAGCATACCCCTAAAAATATGGATATATATTTTGTATATGGGGGCAATCAAAATTTATGTAATAAAACCGAAATAAACGGTGTTTCTTTTACAGATGTATACGTAAAAACTCCCGATTCAATTTTTAATGTCCACAAAAAATTATTTAGCGTTTTCAAAAAAATATTAAAAAAAGATTATACCCACGTACTAAAAATAGACGATGATACTTTTTTATATAACATAGATACATTCTTAGATCACAAAATATCAGGTGATTATGTGGGTGAAAAAATTATTGTTGATGACGAGGAAGTGACTCGAAATATTCTTTTGCATAAAAAGAATTATAAAGTAAGAGAAAGTTATAAAGGGGATTTACCTAACTTTTATTGTTCGGGGGAATGCGTTATTTTTAGTAGAAAAGCGTTAGAATGTATTGTTAGTTATAAAGGAAAAGAAAAGTATGCAAAGTTCGGGGTAGAAGATGTAATGATAGGAAATATTTTACTATCAAGCGGATTTAAAATTAATCCAAACAAATTTTTAAATTATGAACACCCAGTAAAAATTGAAAAATTCCACAATCTTTATAACGTTCATTACAAAAAAGATCTTGTACTTTCTTAGCTTGTAATAAATATTTTTGACCAAGCAGGCTGTTTGGTGGGGCTACGATGTATGTGGTGGTACTTGTAGCTTTTGTAGGTTAGCCTGCTTGGTTTTTTTGTGGATATATGCTATAATATCAATATGATGTCTAATAAAGAGTTAGCTGAGTGGTTTGAAACTTCTGGTAATCTAATAAAATTTTTAGAAGAATTTAATGACGAAAACGAGCAGCTTAATATGGCTTCAGAAGCAGGAAGACTTATTTTAGCTGAATTTATTATTGAAAAAATTAAAAATAAATGAAAGGTATTATTTTAGCTGGTGGTACGGGTTCTCGAGTTTATCCTTCAACAAAAATAATCTCCAAACAACTTTTACCCATTTACGATAAGCCGACAATCTATTACCCTCTTTCGACATTAATTAAATTGGGTATTAAAGATATAATGATTATTACTAACGGTTTAAGTTACTCACAACTTTTAACGTTGTTTAATCAAGCAGACGGAAAAAGGAAACCATATCTGGGATTAAATTTTACTTTTAAAGTACAACCATCACCTGCAGGTATCGCTGAAGCTTTAATTATTGCAGAAAAATGGCAAGGAGATGACGATGTCTGTTTAATTTTAGGTGATAACATTTTTACAGGTATAGAACCGTTTCATTGGTCAAAAGATTGTGGTGCCCATGTAGTAGGTTATAGGGTATCTAATCCTAGTGATTACGGGGTAATAGAAACCGGTAATGGTATAAAAGGTAAAAGAGTTGTCTCTATTGAAGAGAAACCTGAAGACCCTAAAAGTAATATTGCTGCAACCGGTATATATTTTTATGACAAAACTGCGGGAGAAAGAGCAAGAAATCTTACACCATCTGATAGAGGAGAACTAGAAATAACAGATTTAAATAAGAGTTATTTGAAAGATGATTTACTTTGTTACAGTGAATTAGATAGTAACTATGCGTGGTTTGATACAGGTAACCCTGATGAAATGTTTGCAGCGAGTATGTATGTTAAATCAATTCAAGATAGAACCCAAACAATGATTGGATGTATTGAAGGCGAATCTTATAGGAATGGTTTTATTGATATGGATCAGCTGAGAAAGATAAAAGATAAAATGCCCGGTTGCAGTTATAAGACAAATTTAGTAATGAGTTATTTTTTCGATGAATAAAAGAGTATTAGTTATAGGTGATTTATGTACGGATGTTTTCATTTACGGGAAAGCTTCTAGATTATGTCCAGATGTTCCTGCTCCGGTTTTGAAACCTTCTAAGACTGTCGTTGATTTAGGTATGGCAGGTAACGTTGTTAAAAATTTTAAATCTTTAGGGTTAGATGTAGAATTTTTACACAACACTGAAAAAACTATAAAAAAGATTCGCTACGTTGACGAGCAGACTAATCATACTTTCTTACGAGTAGATGAAGGTGATGAAGCAGAAGAAGGATTTATTGCAGGTAATTGTTGGCATAGGCCTAGCGAATATGATGCTATAGTTATTTCTGATTATTGTAAAGGGTTTGTTACTGAATCAATTATTCGTTATTGTTGTGAAAATAATCCTAACGTTTTTATAGACACTAAAAAGGTTTTAGGAGATTTTTGTAAGAAAGCAAAAATTATAAAAATAAATGAACCTGAATATAAAGACCTTGAAGGAAAAATAAATGATGAAGAGTGGAAAGAAAATCTAATAGTTACTTTAGGTAAACAGGGTTGTAGATGGAAAGATTGCATTTATGCATCTTTTGAAGTAGAAGTTTTTGATCTTTGCGGGGCTGGAGATTCTTTTCTTGCAGCTTTAGTTTACAAATATCTAGAAACAAATTGCATAATGGAATCAATTATTTTTGC